TCTAGCATATACTTTAATATTAGAATGGGTAGGTCGATTAATATCTAACCAAAGTTTTAGATCGTCTGATTCATCGTTTAACAAGATAGTCTTTGTGACGTATTTTGCTTTTGCTTTACCAGCAAATTTATGCGTTTCATCAGTACTATCATTATTAATATGATTTTGAACAGTAATTAAAGATGTTCTAGCCAAATCAACAACAGGACTTAAATTATTTACTGGAACATCATGTAATGTAATCTCATGATCAGTAATAAATGTTCCACGTAATTTAATACCGTGATTTGTTATTGCTGGCGATGCATTATTTGCAGTATACGAAGTTAAAACAAATCTTTCATCCGCCGGAATATAATTTGAATTAATATCAATTGGTTTGACAGAATTTATAAAGGTTGTTCCGTTAGAAGTAGCAGTTTCATGAATTTCCCATGTCATTGCTGTATTAGGAAGATTTAATGATTCCACAAATGGATATATAATATTATATAAAATATCACCACCAACAAGTATACTACCACCACCATATAGGCCACCATCAGTGGCAACGCCAGATGCAGAAATTGTATACTTATCATCGTTAACCACTGTTATAACAAACGAGCCATCTACTAAACCAGTATCATCAACACTACCCGATATGTTTGAAAGTTGTATAGTTGAGCCACTGTTATAACCATGGTTATATTGGTGTATAGTTACATCGCTACTACCAACAGTAGTTTCAATTGGATCAATAGCTAAACGCTCAGGTGGCACAATTGTTGGTATTAAATCTACAGTACCAGTGGTACTAAAATCTGCCATACGCATTACAAATTTAATATCATTGTATGACATAGGTTCCCATGTAGAAGCATTTGATGATTTAAACATTACACCAGCGTATGGTTGCGCTTGGATCATATCATCGTTTTCATCTTTTTCACCAACTTCGCCGTAACGTACATTGTAACCACTACTATTTGAAACAATAGCGAAACAGTATTCAGTACCTTCAGCAACGTAAACCGGTGAATCAAATGTAAATGTAGTAGGAGTTAAGCCATCTGTATCTTCAAATACAAATGCTCTTTCTTTTATAGCTTCGCCAAATCCTAAGATTTTTTGTGTTGGGAAACCATTTGACATTTCTCTAATTTGAACTTTAACGCTTTGGCTAATATCTTTAGTTGTGAAATATAAATCAATTTCAGTAATAAACACACCGCCAGCGATATCAATCTTAAATGATTGTGCTAATGGATCATACCAATGTGTAGGCTTAGCCATTGTTTGGTCTGTTGCAACAAAATTTTCAGATTCTTTACTTCTTTCAGTCTGTACAATTTTTGGTATTCTAGTACCAATAGTAACCATTTCTTTAGATTCTAATAATCCTTGAGCAGCATATTTAGCTGTTGCAAATGTTGTAGTAAAATCAGGATCTCCAGTTACTGAATCAGTAACATGTAATTCCTTTGTACCTGTTGTGAAATTTAAATTATCGTTATTTGGTACCCAAAAACTAAAATCAACTGAACCAAATTCATTCGTCGTTAACGAAGTCATGCCGGATGGATGTTCAGTTATATCTAATAATGCGTTTTCTGCTACACTATATTCATCAGGATCATTAATGATATCATCGGAAACATAATTACTAACATTAACACCATCAAAGAATGGATATACAGGTGTCTCTGGTCTGCAACCAGTTAAATTACATGTAACTAATCTAGATCTCATATATGGAATAAACGAAACATTTACAGTACGATCCCTTTCACTAACAACTTTAATATCTTTAACATATGCGCTTTCTATACCATAAGCGATTTGCTGTTCCATATAACCAGTTTTAATCCAAGTATCTACACGTCTTTGGCCTCGATCTGATCGATCGGTTCTCCATGTGTTACCTGAAGGATCCCAAACACCAGTAGGACTTTGGGCTGTATCAGGATATCCTGTCCAGTTAGTTTCCCATTCTCCCCAAATTGTTCCAGTTGGATTTGATTTCTTTGCATCATTTAAAAGATCAGCATATTTGCTTTCATCAATTTCTTGTATAGCCGGCATTCTTTTTACATCTTTCCATTCATCATTTTCTGGAGTTATCTTAAGCGATCCTTCCCATGTAAATACGTCAAATGGATTTACATTAATATGGCTCGAAGATCTTAATTGTGTTATAACATCCACATTATCATAATCTAGTGTAAGTAAATCGCCAGTCACTGCTGTTCCAGCTTCTGCAGAAGATGTTAAATTAATATTATTTTCGGCAAATGTTGGTCGGCATAAACGGTTAACCGCATCTAATGAAACATTATATTCTGGTGATTCAGTTCTACTAACTAAAGGTGTACCAAATGCATCTGTTATAATACCAGTTTTAAATCTATCGATAAGTGTTCCAGAATAAATTTGTTTATTCTTAGCTTGCGTTTCTAATAAACTTAATGTAGTATAATATTCTAATTGATTAATTCGTTTTTCAATTTTACCGATATCACGCATTGTGTACCGTTTATTATCAACTGGCTTAATTTTCACACCAGTAGCTTTTTCTGTATATGGTGGAACTAAAAGCGTAGTTAATGTCATAGCATTTGCAGCATCATCCGGTGTAGTTGGATTCGCTGCAGGATTACCTTTAATAATTTTAAATTTACCACCGGCCGTTAATGCTAATTTATCAATACGTGGTAAATAAAATTCTAGATCAGTTTCAAATGTAGAATTAGGTCTAATTACTAATCCATTTAAAGTACTCCAATTGCCACTATCAGTAGTATCTAAAATTGTTGGTCTAAAGTCAACGCAATCAGCTAAATCCCACTCTTTAAAGAAACCAATATTATCGTATTCATTACCGCCATCTATGTATGAATCTACATTAAAGAAGTCGCCACTACCACCATGCACGTATCTACTAAATTGGACTTTATAAACTGTAGAAGCAGTATCAGGTTGTATAAAATTAGAAGTAACTTCTTTTCTAATTTTAGCAGATTCGTAATGAGAAGTTCTTTGACCGTTATCAAATTCATAGTGAGAAGTAATATTAGTAATTGCTTCTTGACCAGTACCATAATCGGTATGTCGCATAACACTAATTAAATCTACACCATCAGCAAATCCTAATTCAATCCAATCATTACCCGCAGGGAATGTGTTTGATACTATAACAACTTCTTCAGCTGGAATTAGCGTTTTAGTTTTGTGCATAGCGTTATATTTAATTACCGGTGCACTTAACTCCATGATAGTGTTATTTGTAATTGTAGGCGCGCCAGCAGGCGTAGCAACAGTTAGTGTTACAAAGTTATTACTACCACCTGAGATATCACTTAGGGTGCCAACACTAAAATCTGTAACAGCAAGAGGGATGTCAACAGCTGTACCATCTGGTTCATTATTATACCATACAACCCAATCGCTGGTATCTGTATCAGTAAAGCTTTCGCCAGGTGGAATATCAAAATCAATTTTGTTAGTATCTCTAACTTGTGATGTGCCAATGTTTTTAATTATTTCATATCTGTAATCGTAACTTGTACCATTATGACATGTTTTAACCCTAAATTTAGGTAAGTATACCAAATTATCATCACCGCTCAATGAATAACCAGCAATCTCGAATACAGTAAGGTTTAGGCCGATAGATCCATTTGAAAGATCACCATTTTCTTCTACCATATCAATATTGGCTAGACTTAGTCTAAATGTAAGCGCAGGAATAGTACCAGCACCCGCGGCATAAAAACTTGTAACTTCACGGATTGACAATACAGAAGCTGTCATTAATGTAGTTGGATTGAAATTTGAATCAGTCAATGTTATAACATTACCGGTTTTTGGCATTGATCCACCTGTAATTCTGATATCAATATAATTTCCATCATCGAAATTTGCAGTTTGATCATATGCTAATTCAGTAGTTCTAGCCTTATCAAATTCTAGATCTCTGGCATATTCAATATTAATTTCACGACCATCGACATAAGCTTTAAATGGATCTATAGAATAATGGAATCGATTAGCATCAGATGGAATATCTTTTAAAATACCTTTAATAGTATTAACAGTATAACTACCACTTTCATCTTTAGTACGTCTAGCTAATGTCTCTTCTAAAAATGAATTATCAGTACGGTTATTAATAGAAATAATTTTACCATTTTCAATTCTAGCTAGCAACACAAAATTGCTTGCTGATATATCCGGTAATTTAGATCCAAATGTAGCAGTGATTGATAATCGATGTGCGCCAGGAGCAGTTTCGTTAGTACTTCCATTTGCATTATCGTTTAATGATGTATCTTCGCCTGGACCAACTAATTTTTCTATTACAAAGAAACCGATATCGGTTGTGATATCCGCATTGTATTTATTAACAACTATAGATGCGCTTTGAATAATAATAAAGTTCTTACGAATATAATAAATACCTTTTTCTATATTAGCAATTGAACCGGTACCGGTTACATATTGATCAGGTAAAAGCACATCTTCTAATTCGTTCTCAACAGTAGCAGAAAGTGCTTGTGTATTACCTAAGTCATCTTCATATGAACCATTTATAGTAATATTTTTATAGTAGATATCATCTATACTATTATTAGTATATTTTAGATATAAAGTTGCTGGATCAATATCAGTTGCCTCAATTGCATATACAACTTTAGCTGTAGTACCATTAGAACCCGTAACAGTCATACCGATAAAATCAATAGCATTATTAGCAGTGCTTATTTTTACATAATCGATATTATGGTTTAATGTCAATTCGCCAGGAATAACCATCGTACCTTCTTTAAAGATATGATCTCCCATAGATGAGATTTGGTTTTGCAAAGTGGTTTGTAGTTGTGTTAACTCTCTAGCTTGTAAAGGAACACCAGGTCTAAATAAAACTCTGTTATATTTTTCTTTAGGAGTTAACCCATCAGCACCTACTACTTCAAAGTCATCCCAATATGGGTCAGTATTAAAATTTATTGCCATTGCCTTATTCCTTTAAATTTAAAATTCAATTACTAATCGAATTGTTTCCATTTGTGATTCTGATCTAGTTACTGCATCTCTATTTTCTACAAACATAATTTCACCAGAATTAAATTTAATTAAGGCATCATTAACTTGATCTACATTTGCTTGAACAGGCGGACTAGTATCACCAGGTTCTTGGTATACCGTAACTGTATCTGTATCTGCAAATGGCGTAAATCCTGTACTTTCATTTTGTATATAATATAAAACATCAGTATAAGTTACACCATCGTCCTTTAAAACGTTTTCTTTGAATTCAACTACAAATCCTGTAGCACCGGAATTGCCACTGCCTAATGCAGTAATAATATTATCTTTAATAAATCCTGATCCGTTAAGCTCTAGAGCTTTTGCAGTGTTAATAGCTACGGCCGACGCATTAACAATACCACCACTAACATTAGTTTTTGGATTTTTAATAATTGACAATTGTCTAAAATCATTGGAGGTTGGTATACTATCAAGCTCAGAGCCATCGAATACTGTATTAACTGCAACATAGTGTGCTCTTAAATCATATCTAGGGTCAGAGCCATAACCACCTTTAGGTGAAAGCACAGCTCGAGCCGAAGCTTCAGTACCTGGATTATTGCCGGCATCCACAATTGTTACTGAAACATAATCATAACCACTACCGTACGAAGTCATATGAACACCTGTAAGTTTATTGTTGGTTATAACTGCATCAGCTGTAGCGCCTGTACCATTACCATCAATAATTACTGTAGTAGTACCTTGTGTATAATTATCACCAGCTGCATCAATTGCAATATTGTATATTGCTCCAGGGACAGCACTAGCTTGTACAGACCATTGATCTTTTAATGCTTGAGCAGCACCGGTGCCAGGATCTGCATTTAACATTTGTACTGGAACGAATTCAGTTGTTAAGAATTTATTTGCAATAGAAGTTGGAACGGTATACATATATTTCCAAGTATATCCATCATCAGTTTGTGTTACTCCGACTGTTTGAATACCCACATAAACATCTGGATCTCGTGTAGAAGGACCATCAGCCTTTAAACACAAGTATACATTAAATGTATTTGAAATTACCATAAATGGCCATTGTTCAATATTTGCATGCTTATCATCATAAGCTACATATGTATCACCATCTATCCATTTATTTCTAGGTGCTGCAAAAATAAGATCTGATGGTGCTATTTTTTTCATAGCAAAAAGTTCTTGCCATACTTGGTTAGTTGTACTATCATTTTCACCTGGAAGATGTGGTACTTCTGTTAATGTTTGAGTATCTAGATCCCATGGGTTAGGTCGACCTAATCCCATGTAAAATGCATTGACCAAATCGTTATTTGAATCTACTATCGATAGACTGTCAACAAAGCGTTCAGTTGTATCTAATCTAAAGTTTTGTGTAATTATTGCTGACATGTTATGTTCGCTCCGTTTTGTTAATTATGTTAATACGCATGTATTTATCCAGTTATTGTAAGCAGTAATGTTATCTTGGTTTACATCACCATTAGCATCATAAAATTCCCCATTACCTATATATGTTGGTTCTGGATCACAATCATTTACTATTTGTGCACCAAAGTGAATATTTACATTTCTATTTATAACATCCTGTATGACAATATCACGATAATCTCGTATATATCTCCAATTCCAGAATTTAGTATTCTCGAAATGATCGTATGGTCCTAATCGTCTTAAGACGTCAGAATCATATCTAAGCTCTTTTTCGACTTTATATATTAATGGAATTCCATATACATCTAAAGTACCATTTATACTTGGCTGAATATTTGTACCATAATTAGTTAATGGAATAAATATTTCAGATGGTAATCCACCATCTTGCGACCCTGGTTGGTATAAAGGTGCAGCGCTATCAAGTATTGTTACAAATACATATATCTCACCAAAGAAAATAAACCCGGCTGGGTGTACTAATCTGTGAAATGCTTCTTTCCAATCTTCGTATTTTACACCAGTTCTTAATACATATGAAAATTTTTGATAAAAATATGAATCTTGTATATACTTGAATTCATCAGGCATACCATCTGTATTACTAAATGTGCCACGGGCATATGATGTTACTACACTACCAATTGGTATATCACCATTCAAAAATTTAATACTACCGTCAACATATTGAATAATATCTGGGTCATGTATATTATCAACAAATATCAGATTACTATCTAGAGTTGATAATACACCATTACTATCTGTAAAATCAATTAAATCAGTTGCCGTAGTAATTGTCCATGTGTGTAACGGTGAATAATTTATAGGATTAGCTATTATTGCATCGCTATTATTAATCCATTTGCCGTCAGACGCAGCTAATATGTCTTCAATTGGAAAATATATATCTACATCTTGATCATATATTAATTTAAAAAATGTTTTAATAGAATCTGGTGTACCACGTGATTGATAGAATTCAACTAAGTGTTTATAAAATAATCTTGGATCTGCCGCAAACGTTCTTGGTACAGCAATACCAATTTCATTTTGAAGTTCATTTAATAATTTATCTTCGATTAGATCAATGTCTCTTTGATGATCTAATTGGTTAAGATAGAATCCAGATGAATTTTCTCTTTCTAGGAATAGAGCATAGACTTTTATAAAGTCTATGAGTTCAGGATAGCTGGTAGCTATATGTTCTGGTATTAACTCATCAATAAACGATGATATATTAAATGCCGGTTGATGCATTAATAACCGCCAGGGGCTGTATTGTATGTAATCGCAGCTGATGTACCACCAGTAACCACGCTGTCGACGTCAGGATTTATAACTGCGCCTGAAACATTAAGTCTTAATAAATCGTTTCTTAATGGTTTAATATCTGGTGAAGCTGGTTTTGTTGTAATTACAATATCGTTATTATCAGTATTATAAATTGATGTAGGTTTAAAATTATCTAAATATACACAACCTAGATTCAAATCAATCCAACCAATATTAGGATTAATTACTTGACCTGTAGAATTAAGAATTCTAATTATAGTTTTACCTTCATCTGCGTTATAATAATCTTGCAATTTACATATTTTGCCACTGTATGTAAACAGGGTTGATATAATATTGCTACCTGGCGTGATTTCACCAATTGGTTGATTAAATTCTATTTTATGACTAGTCACATAATCCAAATTAGCTGTAAATGACTTACTCATAGTAACTGTAGCTATCGATGAAATTATCGATGGATCAGAGTTATCAATTAACTTAGTAATATTTGAATGTCTAAATATACCACCAAATAAGTTTAATTCTGTTAAATTAAACTCTGCTAAATTTGATCGTATTACTTCTGCGATCGCTACGCCACTAATATTAGTAATATTAGAATCAAATTTAAAAGCAATATTTAAACCAATATCAATATATGCAGGATCCACGATTACTGGTTTAATAGAAACCACATTTTTTGGTGTAATTATACTTACAACTTCAGTTTTTTGATCAATAGTTAATGCAGAATTGCCAGTAGGTTTAATTGAAATAAATACTTTGCCATATTCTGGTGGTATATTATCTTCTCCACCCCATACTGCAATCGTATGGATATCTGCGAATTCGTTTTGTAAAATAGCTTTATAATCTTCAGGTGTAACAGCCCTATTTTGTGCAGTATATGCTCTAGGAGCATTATATTTAATACTATTAATAGCTTCTTTACCTATGCCACCTAATGCACCTTCTATTGTAGTAATTACTATATCACTATTACTGTTGCCAACACCATCTTTTAAACTACTCAGAGTAAATGTTTTAGCTCCATTAATATTTTCTGGTCCGGTTACAACATAAGATATATGAATAAGATTTCCTAACGATAATTTTTTACCAATTTTTCCATCACCGAATAAAATTTCGAAAAAACCTTCTCTAGTTTCTTCTAAGAAAAATACATTAGAATTAGATATAATATTCGTAATATTACTTGAACGTGTGAATGGAGTTGATTCACTACTACTTGCTGATGTTTGTATGTTAACCTTAAGGTGTTGTGTATCTACGTATGCATCATAGCACAAATATTTTTCACTATTAGTATCGTCATATTTGTATGTTCTTGATTCTACAGTACCCTGTATTAGTGGCACATTATAAAAAAACCATGTTCCGGTTTCATCTGGTGTAGCTACCACTGTTTCACCAATAATTAAATTGTGGCTTTTTCCATTAAATTGTGTTGTAACAGGAGTACCGTAATCTAATACATATTGTTGTGGTGTTGCAACAAGTGCCTCGTTAAGTTCAGTATTCCATTCATAAGCGCCATTAACTTTTTCGCTATTAACCATAATATTAACTGTGGCTATAGCTGATTTTGTAGATCTAGGAGTATATCCTAATAATTTAGCATGTGATACTACAGACTCTCTTAATTGTGCTGTATCCAAGAAAGTTTCATTTAATGCCATGTTAGCATTAACAGCATTAACATGTGTAATATATGCTAACATATCCATAACAGTATTAACGGCGGATCCCTTAAAGTTATAATCTGATACAGCACTATCTTCTTGAGCTTGCATGTATTCAATTAAATTTCCTTTAATTCCATCGAAGTCCATTTCTGATAAATTGATTCTTCTTGCCATATATTACCTCAGCCTCTCTATAGATGATTCTATATCTAATAATTGTTGTGTTGATAAAATTTTTATTGTTAATGTAATATATACTTCATTGTGATCAGGTTTAGCTTTAAACCTGATATTAATAATTTCAACTCTAGGTTCATCACGTTTTATTGCATTTTCTATATCACTAGCCATATTTGCTGCAGTGATATCATCTAAATTCTCAAATAAATATGAACGTAAATTAGCACCGAATTCAGGATCAAATGGTTTTTCACCATGATTAGTTCTTAATATATTTAAGACACTTTGCCTAATAGCTAGGTTATTTGTTAAAACTGCTACATCCAATTCAATATTTGGATTTGCTGTAAAGGCAAACTCCAAGTCTGAATATTCTCCTCGTGCGTTTACTATATAACTGGTATCTGTTATGGCCATATTGTTATTTATAAGATATTACTATGTCTGTCTATTTTTATTTAAATCGATACGAGGTGCATCGATATCAACTAATGTACCACCAATAATATTAACTCTATTTCTTCCATGTGCATTTATAGCTTGTGCTGTAACATCAACTGAATTTGCATATACCGGCGCTGTCCATGTTCCTCCATTTTCCTCACACATAATTTGATCATTCGGATTAATCGGGA